AAGGAAATACTAATTCTGCAGGTACAAGAGATTCTAGAAGTGGTGATGGGGTATATGTAAAAATCAGACCATTAAATAAAAACTTACACATAACAAGATGGAAAAAAAGAAAACAAGACTAATTATCTATAGCTCAGGTATCATTTTGTGTTTGATTACTATAGCTCTTACAGTTAAAACCTGTAAGAAAAAACCTTCAGAAAACCCAGCAGTTACCAGATTAGAAACACTTAATGATAGCCTACTTAAAGTTATAGGTACTAATACAAAAGCAGCTAATGATTTGTATCTTAAGATTGACTCTTTAAACTTCCGTACAGATACAATTATAGAAAGACAGTACACAGTAAACAAATATTATAAAGATGAAATATACAATATTCTTAATTCTGATGACCCTACTGCAAATAAACAGTTTAGGTCAACGCTCCAAAAGTCTGACTCCCTCCTTAAATCTGGGTTTTACTCCAAAACTTACAACCTACGACCTGCAACTAATGAACCTAAACTTCACTAGCATGATGTACTGGCACAACACATCTATAGAAATAGATAGTTTGTATCAGCTAGAGAAACTTAAAGTTCATTATTATTCTAAGATAACGGGTATACAAGCTAATAGTTATCAAGCTCTACAAGAAATCTACGATAATAAACAAGCTATTGAAAAAGCTATTGGTGTAGAGAAAGAGACACAAATTAAAGATCTTAAGAAAAGAAACAGAGGTTTAGTGTTTCAAAATGTAGGCTTAACTATAGCTGTAGCAGGACTAACATTTAGCACAATTTATTTTGCGTTACTATGATTTTTATTGCTATATTATAGTATATATATGTTTATACTCTTATGGGACCAAGTGCAGTATTCTTTGAGACGAGGGATGTAATTACTATAGTAGTTGGGGTGGCATCACTGTCTGGTTTGTATTATACTCTTAAAAGATCTGTAGATAGATTAAGTACTAACTTTAGTAATATGCATGACAATCACTCCCGAGATATGGCTAGTCTAAACCAGTCTCTAAAAGAAACTAAAGAAGACTTTAGTAAAAAAGAACAGAATATATATACTAGAATAGGTGAGTTAAGGGAGGAACAAAAGAGCGCTAGTGAAAGACTAGATATTAAAATAGATGCTATATCTTCTTCTGTAAATGCAGTCAACGTAGCATTATCAGAACTTACAGGATACTTAAAAGGTAAAAAAGATTGAGTTGTTTTACTCTGTGTTGTGTTGTGTTTTATTATTTTGTTATGTTGAGTTAGCCCGGTAAAGTCCGGGCTTTCTCTTGTGTAAAAGTTAAATTTTGGAAGTTTAAACTTCTGTAGTATATTTGTGTATACAATTAAACTTAACAAAATGGAAAATGTATTCACAGACGAAGAGATTGGTCAAGGACAATTCACTGCTGAGGAAATTGCTGCTAGAAAACAAGAAATGCTACAGTTCTATAAAGAACAGATAGACTTCATGAAAGTACAGCATGAGTTTGAAAAAATATCTGCAGACATTGAGGATGAAAGACTCAGAAGAATGGTTGCAATGGTCCGTCAAGCTCAATTACAGACACCTCCTTCTGATGAAGAGGCATCTAAGGAACCTACGGCTCCTAAAAAAAGAGTTCTTAAAACTAATTAATGCTAAGCTAAACCAACAATGGCAATAGTTAATCAAGTACAGAAGAGGATAAGAATGGATATATGGGCTATAACCAAGTTCCAGATAGCTGTTCATTGTCAATTAGGTGAAATACCTATTTCTATTCTTGATCTTAATTGCTTGACATTTTTAGCATTAACTGGTGAAAGAGAGCTTACAGAGTTTTGTGAAGCTGCTGTCCAGAAAGAAATTTTTGGCAGCAGCCAATCTGTAAGAAATGCTTTAGCTAAAGCAGAAAAAAGAAATCTTATAGTTAAACTTGGAAAGAGTAAAAAGAAAATTAAGATTAATCCTGAATTAAAAGTTCAGACTGATGGCAACATTCTTCTGGATTATAAAATAGTAAGAGTTGAACCCAAAGAAATCTAAAACAGCACTAAAAGGTTTACATGATGATTTAAGTCTAGAGGAAAGCTTAGTAGTTGATATCCTAGACTTTTACTGGAGGCATGTTAGAAAAAGTATTATATCTGCAGAACACCCTAGAATAAACATTGAAAATTTAGGTGTGTTTCAGGTTAAAGAAAAAAGCCTAGATAAAACCATATCTAAATATGAGTTTGCCATTAACAAATTAGGCACTGAAAACTTTACTAAATATGCTAGATATGACAATATGAAATCTAGATTAGATGTACTCCAAAAACTTAAGGAAGAGGTTACTATAGAAAAACAAAGAAAACATAAAATAAAAAGCACTAAGTATGACAACACTACTGGAGGTATGGAAGAAAAAGGGAAAGATTCTGGAGGGAATTAAAAACTCTATCTTTAAAAATGAGCATGTTGAAGAAATTGCAGCAGAAAGGGATAAGGTATGTCAAGACTGTACTAATATTGACAGAAGTGGTGACAAGTGTTTTGCTCCCAGAACTCAACCCTGCTGCGGCCTATGCGGTTGTTCACTCCAGTTTTTACAAAGGTCTTTATCTTCGGAATGTGAGGCGGGTAAATGGAAGGCTATACTTACTGAAGAGGAAGAGGAGGAACTTAATAAAAAACTTGAAGAAGATGCCAGTTAAATTCTTACCAGAAGAACATAAATATGTAAGCATTGATCCATCTGAAAATATTCAATGGGTTAGTGTAACAACTATTATATCTAAACTTAAAGAACATTTTGATGCTGACACAATAGCTAAAAAGTCATCTAAAAATAAAAAGAGTAAGTGGTATGGTATGACTCCAGAAGCTATTAAAGAAGCTTGGCAGAATGCATCAGATAGAGCAATTACTTTAGGCACTTGGTATCATAATCAAAGAGAATCAGATATTCTTGGATGTAATACTATTAACAGAGATGGTCATGATCTTACCATTATTAAGTCTGTTGAAGTTAATGGTATTAAAACAGCACCTAATCAAAAGTTAGAAAATGGTATCTACCCAGAACATTTTGTTTATTTAAAGTCTGCTGGTATATGTGGGCAGTCTGATAGAGTAGAGATAGTAAATGGTAGAGTAGATGTCTATGACTATAAAACAAACAAAGAGATTAAAAAGGAATCATACAAGAATTGGGAAGGCATATCTAAAAAGATGTTTCATCCAGTATCTCATCTTGATGATTGTAACTATAATCACTATGCTCTTCAGCTTAGTATATACATGTATATAATACTTAAGCATAATCCTAAAGTAAAGCCAGGCAGGTTAATACTAGATCATGTAATATTTGAAGATGACGGCCTTGATAAAAAAGGTAATAAAATTCATAGATTAGACTTAGATGGTCATCCTATTATTAAGAATGTTGTAAGATATGAGTTACCTTATTTAAAGACAGAAGTTATATCTATAATCAACAGCATAAAAAATGATTCTTCAACTAAATCCAATGGTACCCATTAAAAGAGTATCCGATGACATGGAAGGATATGCTTTTCTAGTAATTGACTACAGCCAAGAGCATGATACATTATTTACTTGTGCTATGGATGATGGGGAGATATGGACACTAAGTAATAAAGAACTAAGATTTTGTAAAAATATAAGCTTGGACAGAAAATGATTGTAAAACTATTTGACATACAAAACAATATTGTTATTCCTACAGAGCATTGCTATACTTTAGGAACATTAAAAAAGATAATGGACAATCATCCTGATCAATATCTAAAGGTTTATCAGTATTTATTTTATATGACATGTCCCAATCCAGATATTAATCCATTTTTTAATTTATCGGAGCTTGACAAAGAAGAGGTTGTATTACAAGAGATAGATGCTGATTTCTCAACGGATGACACAGATATATCTGCAGCTCTTAAGTTTTGTTCTGATATGTATGAAACACCAACATCTAGGGCATATAAAGGAATTAAACAAATGCTTGATAGATTAGGTAGATACATGGAGACAACTGAAATAACTCATGGCCGTGATGGAAATATTAATTCTTTAGTAAATGCAGCAGCAAAATACCAACAAATTAGGGACAGCTACAAAGGTGCCTTCAAAGACCTCCAAGACGAACAGAAAAGTCAAGTCAGAGGAGGTCAAGGACTTGCTTACGACCAGCTATAATGGAAAATTAATTTTAATTAATCTGGAAATATATAATGCTGAAATGTTTATCAGTGTTAATCAAGATAATGAAGATCTAGTATTAGCTCTTATAGAAAGTGGAATTGTACCTTCATTAGAAAGTCCTAATCTTCAAATGTATATGAATCCTTTTATAAGTGCAAAAGTTACAACCTTAGGAAGTACTGCTATTTATGAAAATGGTGTGATAGGAATTAAACTTAATCACTTTTATTTTGATGACAATGATAATATGGCAACGCTTGTACATGAGTTATCACATGCTGCAATGTATACCTTTGATAGAATAGGTATGCCCCATAATTCAGATACTGATGAAGCCTATAGTTACCTTATAGGTTTTTTGACAAAGAAGTTCTTTGAGAATATGAGATAATTCCTATCTTTATAATATGGCCAAAACAAACATTGAAAAGACTCCACCTAAGGGAGAGATAAAGTTCTCAATAACTTTATCAGAAGAGCAGAAAAGAGCTAAGGAACGAATTATCAGTACGCCATATAACTTCTTGATAGGTTATGCAGGTAGTGGTAAGACTTTAGTAGCAGTACAAATTGCTCTAGACCTGTACTTCAAAAGAGAGGTAAATAAAATTATTATAACCAGACCTACCGTTTCTACTGAAGATAATGGATTTTTACCTGGTTCTGAAAAGGAAAAAATGGAACCCTGGTTAGTGCCTATAAAATCTAACATGAGAAAGGTTTATGATAAACCAGATGTCTTGAACAAGCTAGAAGAAGAGGGGCATGTTGAACTTGTATCTCTTAGTCACTTTAGAGGTAGAACATTTGAGAATGCTGTATGTATTATAGATGAGTTTCAAAACTTAACTAAAGCTCAGCTTCAAATGTGTGTAGGTAGACTGGGTAAAAACTCAATTATGATATTTACTGGTGACATGCAGCAAATTGATCTTAAGCTTAAAAGTGAGTCAGCTATTCATGAAATTCCTAAAATAGAGAAATCAAGCTGGGTAAACAAGATTGTGCTAACAGAGAATCATAGACATGAAGCTCTAAATGAGATACTTAAGCTACTAAATGAGTACTGAAATCTACGAACATATACCTACTTATGAGAACGGGGACTGGACATATACAGACTTTAGTAGCAGAAAAGACTTCTATGACTTTTGTAAATTAATTTTTAAGGAGCCTGGTGAGTATGCTTTTGATGAAACATCTGAGATGTTTAATAATCAAGCACGAATATTTAATAAAAATGGAATTTATTGTACAGCACCAACGGGTAGTAAAGACTTTATAACATACTGGGATACAGAAAAGGAGAAATGTAAGAAAGGTGTTATATTTAAAACAGGTACCAATGTTTGGTATATCTCTCGTGATTATTACATGTGGTTAAACTTTCTTCCTATTTTTAATAAGGAGATACAGAAATATGGATTTGCTGATTTACGAGATGCTCAGTATCACATGGCTCTATATGAGATACTAGCTGAGCTAGATTATAAACACTGTGCTATTCTAAAGAAAAGACAGATAGCTAGTTCTTATTTTCATTGTGGTAAACTTATAAATCAAATATGGTTTGAGGAAGGGGTTACGCTTAAAATGGGAGCTAGTCTTAAAGACTATGTTAATGAAAAAGGAAGTTGGAAATTTCTTAATGAATATGAGTCATTCTTAAATAAACATACTGCTTGGTATCGTCCTATGAACCCAGATAAAGCAATGTTCTGGCAACAAAAGATTGAAATATCTAACTTTATAGGAGGACAGAAAAGAAAGACTGAGATAGGTCTCAAAGGTGTAATTCAAGCAATGTCTTTTGAAAAAAGTGCAACTACAGGTGTAGGTGGCCCTACTAAATACTTCTTTCACGAGGAAGCTGGTATTGCCCCTAAGATGAATCAGACATATGAGTATCTAAGACCTGCTCTTAGATCAGGTATGATTACTACAGGAACTTTTATAGCAGCAGGATCTGTCGGTGACTTGAGTCAGTGTGAACCACTTAAAAAGTTAATACTGCATCCGGAAGCTAATGATATATATGCTGTCCCGTCTAATCTTATAGACAATAAAGGTACTATTGGTACAACAGGATTGTTTATACCTGAGCAATGGTCAATGCCTCCTTATGTAGATAAGCACGGTAACTCTCAAGTTGTAGAAGCTCTAGAAGCTTTAGATGAGCAATTTGATAAATGGAAAAAACAACTTGATCCTCAAGAATATCAGCTTCGTATATCCCAGCACCCTAGGAATATAAAAGAAGCATTTGACTTTAGAACTGTATCTCTTTTTCCAGGTCATCTTGTGTCTGCCCAAACACAAAGAATAGAAGATAAAGAATATCCTTATGAATTCTTAGATATATCCAGAGATGCTAGAGGTGATATAACAGTAGAGGTGACAAACAAAATGCCTGTTACAGAATTTCCAATAACTAAAAACACAGAAGATAAAACAGGTGTTTTAGTAGTATGGGAAAGACCTGATAAAAACTCAGAATTCCTTACATACTATGCATCTGTTGACCCTGTTGGAGAAGGTAAGACAACTACATCTGAGTCTTTGTGTTCTATATATGTTTACAAAACAGCTGTTGAGGTAACAAAAAATAATGGCTCCGAAGTACAAACCTATATTGAATCAGATAAAATTGTAGCTGCTTGGTGTGGTAGATTTGATGATATTAACAAGACGCATGAGAGATTAGAACTAATCATAGAGTGGTATAATGCCTGGACTATTGTGGAAAACAACATTAGTCAATTTATTAACTATATGATTTACAGGAAGAAACAGAAGTATTTAGTACCTAGATCACAGATTCTTTTTCTTAAAGATATTGGGGCTAATGCTACGGTTTATCAAGACTATGGTTGGAGGAATACAGGTACTTTATTTAAAGCCCACATGCTTAGTTATGCCATAGATTTTTGTAAAGAAGAACTAGATCAAGAGGTTACAAATGAAGGCAAGATAGTAAGAACAAAATATGGTATAGAAAGAATACCTGATCCTATGCTATTAAAAGAAATGATGGCTTACAGAGATGGTGTAAACGTAGATAGACTAGTTAGTTTTGCAGCATTAATAGCTTTTGCTAAAGTTCAACAAGCTAATAGAGGTTACAAGAAAAGGTATGAAGAAACAGATCAGGCAAAAAAGTTGGATAACTCCAATAAATTCAGTAAATTAGTTAGGAGTCCTTTCCGTCATATAGGCGGAACCGGTTCTTCATTTAATGGAATGAGTGCTCCTAAACAACCATTTAGAAATCTAAAATAATATGCAAGTATATAACGCCCTACAGACCAAGGCAGGTGCTAAGACAGAGTACAACAAAATGGGTACTCTCAATCAACCTATTCAATTTTTGCCTAGGTCTAAAAAAGATAAAGATTGGGCTGCCTGGTGTTTAGACTGGTTAGAATGGCAAGGTCTTAAAATGGTCCGTAGAAATGCCAGGAGATTAATGAAAAACTATAAGCTTGCTAAAGGTATTATAGATAGGGGTGACTATGTAATTGAAGAGGATAACGAGTATGCAGATCTTATTGATAGTCTTACAAAAGAAGATGCTTCTGCTCTAGAGCTTAAGTTTTATCCTATTATACCTAATGTAATTAATACTCTTACTTCTGAATTTTCTAAAAGATCTACCCGTGTAACCTATTCTGCTGTAGATGAGCATTCATACAATGAAATGCTTGAGCTTAAAAAATCTCAGGTAGAACAAGTTCTTGTATCAGAAGCAAGACAAAAAATGAATCTCAAACTTATGGAGATGGGTGCTGATCCTGATTCTGAAGAATATCAACAAGCAACTTCTCCTGAAAGCCTTAAGAGTCTTCCTGAGATTGAGGCTTTTTTTCAGAAAGATTACCGCTCTATGGTAGAGCAGTGGGCAGAACATCAACATAGAGTAGATGTTGAGAGATTTGGAATAGATGAGTTAGAAGAAAGAGGGTTTAGAGATTTATTAATTTCTGACCGTGAGTTCTGGCATTTTAAAATGATGGAGGATGACTATGAGGTAGAACTCTGGAATCCTGTTATGACTTTTTATCAAAAGTCTCCAGACAGAAGATATATATCTGATTCTAACTGGGTTGGTAAGTATGATATGATGACTGTATCTGATGTTATTGACAATTATGGTTGGCTAATGACTGAGGACCAGATGGCCTCTATAGAACTTATATATCCGGTAAGGTCAGCAGGTTATCCTATTCAAGGTTATCAAAATGATGGTAGTTACTATGATGGCACTAAGTCACATGAGTGGAACACTAACATGCCATCATTAGGATACAGACAGTTTACATCTATGTGGGATAGTGCTAACTATGGTGGTGATATTGTAAACTGGATTATGATGGAAAATGAAGACTACCTAGATATGGGTATGTCTAACCTTCTACGTGTTACTACTGTATATTGGAAGTCACAAAGAAAAGTAGGCCACCTTACCAGAATTACAGAAGCTGGTGAAGTAATCAGTATGATTGTGGATGAGGATTATAAAGTTACTGAAAAACCTCAGTATGGTACTACACTTCAATCTAATAAAAATAAATACAATCTTGCTTTTGGAGAGCACATTGATTGGATTTGGATTAACCAGGTGTGGGGCGGTGTAAAAATTGGCCCTAACAGACCAACCTTCTGGGGTACAAATAATCCTGGAGGTATTACACCTATCTATCTGGGTGTAAACCAAAACCATATAGGGCCCCTTAAGTTTCAGTTTAAAGGAGATAATTCTCTATATGGTTGTAAGCTACCTGTAGAAGGTTCAATATTTTCTGATAGAAATACATTTTCTAGATCTCTTGTAGATCTAATGAAACCTTTTCAGATTGCCTATAATATTGTAAATAATCAGATTGCTGATATCCTAGTAGATGAATTAGGAACTGTAATCATGCTTGATCAGAACTCTTTACCTAGACACTCTTTGGGTGAAGACTGGGGAAAGGGTAACTATGCTAAGGCATATGTAGCAATGAAGAACTTTCAGATGTTACCTTTGGATACATCTATTACTAATACTGAGAATGCTCTAAACTTTAACCATTTCCAGAAACTAGATATGTCACAGACTGAGCGTCTGATGTCTAGGATACAGTTAGCTCAATATTTTAAACAGCAAGCTTTTGAGGTAATAGGTATTACACCACAGCGTCTTGGTCAAGAAATATCTAGACAAACAGCTACAGGTATAGAGCAATCAATAAATGCTAGTTATGCCCAGACTGAGACTTACTTTATTCAACACTGTGATTATTTGATGCCTAGAGTACATCAAATGAGAACTGACTTAGCTCAGTATTATCATTCTACAAAAACTTCTACAAGATTAAATTATATTACATCTCTAGATGAAAAGAAGAATTTTGAGATTAATGGGACAGACATGTTGCTCAGAGACCTTAACATTTTTGCAACAACTAAAGCAAATCAAAGAGCTATTCTTGAACAGCTTAAGCAACTTGCTATTAGTAACAACACAAGTGGTGCTAGTATCTTTGATCTCGGTAACATTATTAAATCTGATTCTATTTCAGAGGTTACGCACATACTTAAGAAGAGTGAGCAAAAATCTGAGATGATCCGTCAACAGGAAATGCAGCAACAACAACAGATGCAGCAACAAGCTCTTCAGGCTCAAGCAGAACAAGAACAAGCTAAGAGAGACTTTGAATCTTCTGAAAATGAAAAAGATAGACAGAAAGATCTTCTTGAAGCTCAAATAAGATCTGCTGGATATGGTGCTATGCAAGATATAAATGCTAATAATCAATCTGATTACATGGACTTTATTGATAGAATGGAAAAATCCAGTCAATATCAAGAAGCAATTAATTTAGATATGACGAAAGAATCTAATAAGACTGTACAGTCTAGAGAAAAGAATGCATTAGAAAAAGAAAAAATACAGGCACAGAGAGATATAGCTGCTACGCAACTTCAAATAGCAAAAGAGAATAAAAACAAGTTTGATGTAGCAAAGAAAAACAAACCGGAAGATAAAAAATCTAATAGATAGCTATAGGATGCACTTTATTTCCTAAAAGCAAAAAATTTTTAAAGTTTAAATTTATACTTTTGTGTATATTAATAGTGTAGATATCATAACAAACCAACAAATATTTTATAATGAGCACAGCAACAACACAGGAAACAACTACTGTTGAACAAGTTGATATTGATTTAGATAACATTTTAGGAACTCCAGGAGCAGATAGTATACTGCTACCAGAAGACAAAAAACCTAATATGTTTTCTAAAGGAACTATTGACACCACGTTCCTTGACAAACCGAATGACTCTGATTCAGATATTGACTCTAAGTCTCCTGGTAATTTTGATGACATTCTTAAGGATGTAGATCCACAAGATGCATCTTTAGGTGTTGATCTTATTGATGAACCTAAAAAAACAGGAGGCAGATCTAAAGTATCAAAAGATGGTACAGTAGAGCTTGTAAAAAAGCTTATTGATGCCGGTAAGATTATTCCTTTTGATGATGAAAAAGCTATTGATGATTATACTCTAAATGATTTTGAAGAATTACTAGAGGCTAATTTTCAAGAAAGAGAGAACAATATCAGACAGTCTACACCAGCTGAATTTTTTCAATCACTTCCTGAAGAACTTCAGGTAGCAGCAAAGTATGTATCAGATGGCGGCCAAGATCTAAAAGGATTATTTAAAGTTCTTTCTCAAGTAGAAGAAACATTTGAACTTGATCCCTCTGAACCTAACCATCAGGAAAAAATTGTAAGAGAATATCTTACAGCTACAAACTTTGGAAATGCTGAAGATATTCAAGAAGAAATTGATAGCTGGAAAGACAGAGGAGATTTAGAAGCTAGGGCTCAGAAAATGAAACCAAAGTTGGATGCTATGCAAGCTAAGGTTGTACAGCAAAAACTGGCACAACAAGAACATATGCGCCAAAGACAAACTGAACAAGCTCAGGTCTACATGCAAAATGTATATGACACTTTAAAGCCTGGTGATTTAAATGGAATTAAACTAGATAAAAAAACACAAGAGCTTTTATATAGTGGATTAATTCAACCTCAGTATCCTTCTGTATCAGGTAGGCCTACTAATCTTTTGGGTCACCTTTTAGAGAAGTATCAGTATGTAGAACCTAATCATGGATTAATTGCAGAAGCCCTCTGGTTATTGGCTGATCCAAATGCATACAAAACTAAAATCAGAGAACAAGGTCAAAAAGAATCAGTAGAAAAAACAGCAAGAATGCTAAAAACTGAGGAGGCTAGAAAATATAGCAGCTCACCAGTTGTAGAAAGTGAAGAAGTAAAACAAAAAACAATAAAAAGAAGTAACAACTTCTTTACACGATAATTAACCGTTAATTTTTAAATCATAAATTACTATGTCAACTCCAGTTTTAAACAATGGTATTTTTCTACGGGATACCAACTACGCAGCTAGTTCCCACGTAGATTCTTACCACTTGGTTAACATGTTGAAGAATGCAGAACCAATGGACATGGGTCCAGTGGATTTGTGGGCAATGGCTCAAAAGGTCGAAATGCCACTTTATCAAATGTCTAGCTTTGGTGGGAAGAATGTTATTAATGTAGATAATGCTAGAGGTGAGTACAAGTGGCAAACACCAGTTGTACAAGATCTTCCTTACATTATTGAAGATGTAGATTCAGGAAATATCACTAAAGGTATTGATGGTACTACATTTAAAATTAAACTTTCTCGCAGAGAGTTTGGTCATGGTGATATCATCACTTATGACAAGTACAATGGTGTGGAAATGTACATCTCTCCTGATGAGGATATTCTTCCTATGGGTGATGGTTTTCTATATACTGTTCAGTTGGTTAACAATGACAGTAGCAGATTTTTAGATAATGTTTATCTTGCACCTGGTACTAAAATCTTCCGTAAGGGTTCTGCTCGTGGGGAGTATGGTGAAAGATTCTCTGATATTCAAATTCAGTCTGGCTACCGTGAGTTCTACAACTTTGTAGGTGGTGCTGAAGCTCACGTACACTACTCTGTTTCTAGCCGTGCTGATCTTATGATCAAGGGTGGTATGAATGCAGATGGTACTGTACCTGTAACTGAAATCTGGAGAAACTTTGACCAGAACATGGATCCATCTATCACTAACCTTGAAAACATGGTTAGCCGTATGGGTAAGGACTATGTTAAAAAGGCTATGACAAATGGTTCATTG